ATAAGGCGGAAAGAAAAAGTCCCCGTCCGGGGCAAGTGTCTTGACCTCGGGTGCATTGACCTGACGGCGAACAATCGGGAGTTCCGCTGTTCCGTTCTTACGTAATTCTTTCAGGGCCTTCTTTGCTCGCTTCTCGCTTACGCCATCAAAAGTATTCTGCAAAAGAATCACGAGTTCTGTGTCGGACTCCCCGGATTCAATCGCACGGTAAACGTCCGGGCTGATCTGAGCAATCTGCTGTAGATCAATCTCCTGCTTGAAGCTACGGTCCTCGCGGTGCCATCCAACGTACGTCAAAAGAATGCCACGTTCCAGGAGGTAGTTCGCGCCTAGTTCCATCTCACGATAGAAGCGTGGAATGTACCCGGAGGATACCATCCACTTCAGGAAACTCGATACTAGTTTACTTCTAGCAATGTCAGTACTCTCAACCGGGAACGCCCGGACATTGGAGCGTTTTAATGAGGACATGAACAATGATACTAGACGAGTAATGCGTTCATCGATAACATGGCACTCAATATCGGAGGCACCCTCCCAGGGAAAAGCATCCGAACCGTGCTTACGGTGGTCACGGCTTTTGCCGGGCCAGAAGTTACGGCGATCATCGTACGAAGTACGGCATAGATCAAAGTACGCCTCGAGTTCGTTTACGGTTTGCTCGTATGCGTAATTAAGAGTTTTTACGTCGGGTTCATCCGACAAGTAGGTCAGAGCCTCTGATACTGAATCATTGTTCATTTATTTTGGATGGGATGGATTTAATCAATCGCCTAATGTATGTCTTGGACACGCCAATTCTATCATATAGGTCCTCAGTTGACATAGGCACCTGAGTCTCATGCTTAACGTGACGCTTCAGCACCTCAAAAGCCATGAAGCGATCCGATTGTTCCCTGCACCAATTCTGGCTTTGAGTTACGTCATCATGCTTTGACATATCGATAACTGACTCCTGACTCATCCTCAATTGCCTCAAAGGTAATACTCTTGCCTACCATTTGACCCTGCCACTTACGGGGGATCATCACGGGTACGCGCTTGCCTATTTCTTTTGAGTAAACGTAGTTATATCTTGGGTTCGGGCATTCTGATAGCACCTTGCCAATGTAGTTATGCGGGATGATCTCATCAATGAACAAGCCATCCTCGACAATTGACTGCCCCTCCTCGGACAACCATGTATTCTTTCCCTTGCCGGTTATGTACTCCGCTGGGACTTTTTCTTGTAGTATTTGAAGAGCCTCATCGAAGCTGACCTCGTAATTATTAGCTATTTGAGTTAACTTTACCTTTGGCATTAGTACCCACCTCTGTCTTTCATTGTTGTTTGCATATCGGAGTTACTGAAGTAATCCGGACCCATACCACCATTTGACATACGCAGGTAGCGGAGCGTATCAAAGAAATCCTTCAGGGCCTCGTCACTTTTGCCTGAAGCGTTATAGCTGATGATGCTTTCAATTAGGTTGCCGCAGTCCTTGTGAACGTAGCACCTTGGCCGGTTAGCCTCATCAATATCGTAGTTAGGGTTATAGAAGAACCATTCGTCCAATGCAGTGGCACCAATCTGCTCAGTCTGACCATCGGACGGAATAAAGCTGAAGCCGTAATCATAGAAGCTAGTGAAGAGGTCCGTATTGTTTTCATTCTCCTTCGCAAAGAAACGGGAGTCCCCGATCCGTTCCATGACCTCAATGCCGAGTTCCTCCTCGATCTCCTGAAATAGTTCGCAGTACCTTTCAACATCGTATCCCATCTTCTTTGCTGCTGGGCCGTACCGCCACTTTGGATCCCCGAACAATGCCCACTCACCGTAGGTGTCCCTGTCTGGCCATTCCCTGCGAATGAATATTTCCTCCTCCTCGGATACTCCGGCCCAGATGCTGACATAGTTCCGAGCGAATGCCGGGTCAACGACCTGATACCACGTAAGTGAACCCTTGTCCGGGAATATCATACCGTACTTGTTGGGTTCCTCGGACAGAACATTTACTTCTGGGCTAAAGTTCGGGATCAAAGAAGTCATTGACTTCGTCGGCAATCCATAAGCCCGGACCATGATCTGATCCTCGGATGAGTTCTTGAGGTCCTTTGCTATTCGCTCGTACCCGCCGAATGGGTTCTCGTCGGAATGAAGGTACACAATCCCGGCGTCACGCTCAGGGCTGTACTGCTTCACGGGAACCCCTCTGTCTAAAAGTTCTGCCCGCCTGGTCTCCAGCGTCTCCGCACCCTTCAGATACTCAGATACGAATGGCGTGTATCCATCAATAGGTGTAAAGCCTAGTAGCATTTTGCTATCACGGGTAGCAAGACGAAAACGAAGAGTATTAACCAAAGCCGCATCACCAAGGTACTCGTCCAGCCAAGCACCTATGTTCATTTCTTTCGCTCCATTGAACCCGAACTCGAACCCCTCAAGGATAGTTTGATTATTTGAGAACTGGGTATATGTCTTGAAATCCACACGAGTTCTTGTATCCGGAAAAATAAATGAATTAGCTGTAAAACCATTTTGCATAGAGAAGTTGATGTATCCCTCTATACTTTTCGTTTTTCGCTTGAACTCCTTAGGCATCATTTCCCAGATGGCAGCTTGCTGCACCTTGACGGATGTATCCGCATTCTGTGAAAAGCATACAACGTGACCATCCTGATTTTCGGTCACGGCCTTCATTACTAGCTTAGCACAACCAGTTGTCTTTCCGGATCGGTTACCGCCGAATGTAATTACTTCATCGTACTCATTTAATGCATCCTGTATCCGGGACCACCCCGCTAGATCAAAACCATGCCGCAGGGGATCCTCTTCAGCGGCTTTGATACGTCCTTCATGAGCCTCATGCAACCCGGCCAATAGCTTCGGATCCAGTTCACCTAGTTGAACAATCTCCTCGTCAGTTGGGGCTTTTAATATGGGGTGCTGCGTAAAGACTAATTCCATTCATCCGTTTCTTCGTCATCGGTTGTTTCCCACTCGAAATCATAATCCATATCATCGAAGCCGTCCTTCATCTCGCTGCTCATTTCCCGGATCAACATTTTTCCAATCGGTAGATTGGTATAATCATAGAAAAGCATCCCATCGTCATCCATGACGGCGAACAAAAAGTTCGGGAAATGCTCCCCGAGTATTCCTCGTACCTTATCAAATGTTTGATCGTTTTCTTCATCAATTATCGACATCTATTACCTCCGCATCCTGTGCTTGTTTTATTCGTTCCCGGGCAGCCCGAATGGTTGCCTCGTACTCATCCTGAGTATATACCTTGCGGTCCTCGGTAATCTGTGTGGCCTCGCCCCTAGCGGTCAAAGCCTCGCGGGCAGCATTTGATTTTGCTATGCTGATTTCTTTTAGGTCCCGGAAGGATACCTCCATCTCCGGATCCGTCTCCATCCGGTCCCGGACCTTTTCAATTAGGTCCTCCTCCAGGCTGGATAAATTTAAATAGTTCTTGGCCGCCATCCGGCCGGATAACTCCCGGAACTGCCCGAGGTAGTCCGCGTAGTCCGTCAGGACGGAAATAACAGTCCCTCGCTCGAATCCGTACTTCTTGACCATTCTAGTCTGGCTATTCCCCATGGAGTACAGATACAGTATCTCCGCAACCTTTTCCGGGTTATGACGGGATAGGCTCCGGACCTTTAGGGCCTCTTTGCTTTCAGCAACCTTCTGAATGGACTCCGATATCTCTCGGAGTAGGGCTTCTTTCTCCATGTTGAACTTCAATAGTATTTTTAAGTAAATGTCAAAAAGCGTGTGCTGATTTGTGCTATAAGCTTGACACGGTTCCAGAACAGCTCTTACTTAAGGAACACCTTTCCTTTATGTAAAAAGCCTGCACCAAGCAGGGTTTTTGAAAACGTAAAAACGTAGCAATCATAACCGGGTTCCTTAAGGAATCAGTTATAGAGGGGAAAGGAAACGAGTTCCTTTATATACGGGCCATGAGGGGATTATTTTTTTGAGGCCCAGTTGAAGATACATGTTACAGGCTGCGGCGGCGCGACTGACCCCCCCGACCCCCCTGCCGTTTTCTGTCCGGCCGCGACACGACAGGCAGAGCGGACGCATCCAGTTCCGTAAGTCGTTGGTAATCAACACAGGGTCATGTTGCACAATATCTATTATGTCTAATTCGATTCTGAACCGGCCGGCACCAGGTCGTCTTGCGTGAACGCCGCTTTTCTTTTTGAGGACTGTGATGCATTCCGGCTGAGTTGACTGCAATGCATTCCTACTGGGTTTCCCGTTGGATTGACTGCTGGGTCCGTGGCCGTGGTCCGGGTGTCTCGGGTGGTCCGGTTGTCCCGGTTGTCCTGGCCCAGTTGCAATTATGGGGGCGGATACAGGATCACTTTCCGGGATTGTCGGCCGGACTCTAGTTTCATTTTTGTGGATACCGAGTTTCATAATTAGTGACTACTTGGGATATTGACAGATTTTTGGATCCGTGTTATAAAACGAACTTCGTTCTTTTTTAATTCCTTTCCCCGCGGGGGGTTACCCCGCAAGGCGCAAGTTGTGCCTATTTTAACCACACACAACCAACACACAATGAAACCATCAATCGAAACCACATCCACAGGGGAACTAAAGATTCTCCTGTTCCGCTTATCGGGTCGTATCGACCTCAGCCCCGAAGAAAAGGGGCTATTCATATCAATCGCCAAGGAGCTAGAAGCCAGAGGGCAAGGGCTATAAACAACACATACACATAACCACCAACCAATACACACTATGCAAAATTCAGAACTAGTCGAACTACATCAACAATTCGAGAAAGCGCGAGAGCGTTACGAAAGTGTCGGGGAGAGTTTCATTGAAACCCGATCCGAGTACTACAACCAGATCAACTACTACGGCGACGCTTGGATCGGAGCGAGGGGGGAGCTGGATAGAATGTATCGAGCCTTCGGTGAAGCCGAAGAAAAATACAAGGCACTCCAAGCCAAACTACCGCCATCGCAGGGATGCGAGGAGAAGAAAAGCTGGGAGTACGAGGAGGTTCCCTTTTAGTCGAAACAGGCATCAAGCCTGTCTACTGGGATGGCTACCAGTACTGACGAGACAGCCACCAATAACAAAAACAACACACATTAACCACCAATCAATAAAATGGATACAAAAACAATGAAACATTACATGGGCAAAGTATGGCTCGAGAATCCTCAACCAGATGATCAAAACCGCCTAACAAAGAGCTTGCCTAAATGCTACGACATCTCGGTGTCGT